AATCTCAGTTTGATGATATTGATATTTCGCTATTAGATAGTGCACTTTTAGCACATTGGGCAAAACATTCTATTAAGCCTAAGAAAAAACAAAGGATAAGCTATTAGTAGCTTAAATTACCGAACGGACGGGAAATCCGGAAAAAAGGAGAATAAAATGGCAGAATTTAAAACAATTGAAACACAAGAACAATTAGACGCTATTATTAAACAAAGATTAGAACGTGAAAAATCTAAATACGCAGATTATGAATCGTTAACTAAAAAATTAAAAAATTTAGAGGCGGAAAATTTAGGCTTAAAAAAAGTTATTGATGATCATAAAGAAAGTGAAAGTAATAGTCTTAATAAGATTGCTGAACTTGAAAAAAACATCAATTCTTGGGAAATAAAATCACTTAAACAACAAATAGCTATAAAAAATGGATTACCTTTTGAATTAGCTAATAGATTGCAAGGAGATAATGAGGAAAGTCTAGAAGAAGATGCTATACGTCTAGCATCATTAGTATCAATAAAACAATATACACAGCCATTAGCTGATACAGAACCACCTATTGATAAAGGTATTGATTCAGCTTGGCGAGATGTGGTTAGAAATTTAAAATAAAAGGAGAATAAAATATGACAACATCATTAAAAAAAGGTACATTATTTAATGCAGAATTAGTGAAAGAAATTATGAGCAAGGTAAAAGGGCACTCAACACTTGCTAAATTATCAACACAAACACCTATTCCATTCAATGGAACAGAACAATTTATTTTTAATTTAGATGGTAATGCACAAATTGTAGGAGAAGGGGAAGCAAAAGGAGCTGGGCAAGCTAGTTTAACAACTAAAGTTATTAAACCATTAAAATTTGTTTACCAAGCACGTATTACTGATGAATTTAAATATGCATCAGAAGAAAAAAAATTGGAATTTTTAAAACATTATGCTGATGGTTTTTCTAAAAAAATGGCTGAGGCTTTTGATATTGCAGCAATTCACGGGTTAGAACCTAAAAGTTTAAAAGATGCTAGTTTTAAACAAACTAATTCATTTGATGGGTTAATTGTTGGAAATGTTGTTACTTATGATGCGGGCAAAATTGATGATAATATAGATGCTGCGGTTCAAACTATTGTAGCAAATGGAAACGAAGTGACAGGTATAGCAATGTCACCTACAGCTGGACAAGCAATGTCTAAAATAAAAGATAAATTTGATGGACTAATGTATCCGGAATTTCGTTTTGGTCAACGTCCTGATAGTTTCTTTAATATGAATTTAGATATAAATAAAACACTAACAACTACAGGTGGAACTGCCAAAACTGACCATGCAATCGTGGGAGATTTTGAAAATATGTTTAAATGGGGTTATGCTGAAAATATCCAAATGGAAATTATAGAATATGGGGATCCAGACGGGGCAGGACGTGATTTAAAACAATATAACGAAATTTTGCTACGTGCTGAAGCATTTATCGGATGGGGAATTTTAGATGAAAAAGCCTTTGCACGTGTTGAACAAGCTTAGGGGGTAATTTATGTTTACTTATGAGAATGAAAAGACTGGAGTAATTATTTTAACAAATAGTATACTTTCAGGAGATTGGAAACAAGCAGAAGATAAGCCTCCCAAAGATGGTTCTAAAAATGCAGTTTCTGATAAATAATAGTAGAATAGAGGTGTAGTAATGAGTACACTTGAACCATTTGCTAATATTGATGATTTAGAAAATTTATGGAGAAAAGTAGAAGATTATGAGAAAAAACGTGCTAGTGAACTTTTGAAAACTGTATCTCATATTTTAAGAATTGAGGGGCAAAAAGTTAATAAAGATTTAGACGAACTAGTTAAAAGCGATGAAAGTTATTTTTATCTTGTAAAATCTGTAGTAGTTGATGTTGTAGCTCGTACTCTTATGACTTCTACTAACAAAGAACCAATGACACAGTTTTCGGAATCTGCTCTCGGTTATACTGTTTCAGGTTCTTTTTTAGTACCTGGAGGGGGACTTTTTATAAAAGAAAGTGAGTTAAAACGTTTAGGATTCAAAAAACAAAGATATGGAGTAATTGACTTTTATGGCAATACTTAGAGGAATAGATATAATTTTAATTGATAAAATACAAAATGGAGTAGATGATTTTAATAGTCCTATATTGGAATATAATGAAAAAATTATAAAAAATGTTTTAGTTGCTCCTGCTTCTACAGAAGATATAACAAATACTGTCAATTTAACAGGGAAAAAAGCACAATACACTATAGCAATTCCTAAAGGAGATAAAAACAATTGGGAAAATAAAGAAGTAATCTTTTTTGGTAAAAAATGGAAAACTATAGGTATTCCACAAGAAGGCATTGAACAAATGATCCCTTTAGAATGGAATAAAAAAATAATGGTGGAAAGATATGAGTAAAAAATTTACGTTAAATAGAAAAGGGGTCAGTGAATTGATGAAAAGTAAAGAAATGGCAGATTTGTTAGAAAAAAAAGCAAAAAAAATAGTAGAAAAAGCAGGCGATGGTTATGAAACAAGCACATATATAGGAAAAAATAGAACAAACGTTAGTATAAAAACTAAAAGTCGTAAGGCAATTCGTGATAATAATAAAAATAATACACTTTTAAAAGCGTTGCAACAATGATAGAAATTATAGTGAAAAATTACCTTACAAAACTTTTAGATATTCCAGTAGTATTTGAACATCAAAAAAATTTACCTAAACGTTATATAATATTAGAAAAAATAGGTGGAAGTAAAGAAAACTTTTTGAATTCATCAACAATAGCAATACAAAGTTATGCTGAATCATTATATGAAGCGGCAAAATTAAATGAAAAAGTAAAACAATTAATGAACGACTTGATAAAGGTAGAAGAAATATCAAAAGTAAAATTAAACAGTGATTATAATTTTACAGATACAGAAACAAGGAAATACCGTTATCAAGCCGTTTTTGATATAAATTATTATTAAAGGAGAAACAAATGGCAAATGTAAACAATGTAACAAGTGCAAAACCAAAGGTAGGTGGTGCAATTTATTCAGCACCATTAGGTACTTCTTTACCAAAAGATGCAACAGGCAAATTAGATGTAGCTTTTAAAGCGTTAGGATATATTTCAGAAGATGGCCTAGTAAACGAAAATACAGCAAGTACAGAAAATATAAAAGCTTGGGGTGGAGATATAGTAGATACAGTCCAAACAGAAAAAACAGACTCTTTCACATATACATTAATAGAATCATTAAATATAGATGTATTAAAAGAAATATACGGGAAAAATAATGTAGCAGGGGATATAACTACTGGAATAACAATTAAAGCTAATACAAAAGAATTAGAACAGCATACAGTAGTTATAGAAATGATATTAAAAGGAGGAATATTAAAACGTATTGTAATTCCTAATGGTAAAGTGACAGAAGTTGGGGAAATAACATACACAGACTCTGAAATGGTTGGATTTGAAACAACTCTAACTGCTTTTCCTGACAATGAAGCAAATACACACTATGAATACATTACAAAAGGTGCTAGTAGGGAGGAATAAATAAATGAATAAATTAAAAGGTAGAACAAAGTCAGGATTTTATTATTTTATTTCTAAAAAGAATTTAAATAATTATGAGCTTGTAGAAACATTAAGTAATCTTGAAGATAATCCATTAAATTTTCCTAAAGTGTTAAAACTTTTGTTAGGGGAAGAACAAACTGAAAAACTAAAAAATCATTTAAGGGACGAAGACGGAATTGTAGATAGTGATAAAATAGCACTTGAAATTAAAGATATTTTTCAAACGCAAAAAAGATTAAAAAACTAATTCTCCTTGCTAGTATGTTTGCTATAGATAAGGAAGCTGTTATTTGTGACCTTGCTGAAACATACCATATTTATAATTACAAAGATATGCCACCTTTAATGGTGGCTATTTTTTGCAAAGGATTAAGGGAAAATTCAAGAATAAAGTTAAAAATAGCAGGTCAAAAAGTGTGTATAGAAACGATGCTATTAGCAAGTATTGTTGATAGATTAGGTATTT